GTGCGCAGTTCGACCTCGCGGACGTGGCGGCGATCGATAAGCTGATCAGGCGGAACCAGCTCCTGGCGGATCAGGCGAGCCTCTACGAGGAGATCAAGGGCCCCCTGCAGCAGCACATGGTTCAGGTCGAAGCGCTGAATATCCTGTATGACTCGGGCCGCATCAACCTGGACGAGTTCAACAACAAGCTGGCGGAGCTGAACCGCAAGATCCTGGAGACGGACAACTCGATCAGCGGCGCGGGCAAGGGGCTCCTCGCTGGGTTCATCCAGCCGGCGCAGTCCTTGTTCCAGTCCCTGGAGCAGACGGGCATCGGCACCCTTCAGTCCTTCGGGGATGCCCTGTCTGAGACGTTCCGTCGCGGGGGCAACATCGGGGACTTCTTCGAGAGCTTCAAGGCCGGGCTGTCGGATGTGCTCGGGCAGCTCGCGCAGCTGACGTTCCGCCTCTTGCTCATCCAGTCGATCACCGCCCTGGGTGGCGGCGGGTTCCTGGCCAGCATCGGAGTGTCTCCTGTCGGTAAGGCTTTCGGGGGCACCGTGCAGGGCGGGCGCGAGGGACGCGTCATGCGGGTTGGAGAGCGCGGGCCGGAGAACGTGTTCGTGGGTCCCGGCCAGCAGGCCAACGTGCAGCCCGTGCAGCAACAGGCCCCGCAGCAGGTCAACGTGATCGCGGTGGCGGACCCCAACGACGTTCCCGCGTTCCTGAACTCTGTCGAGGGTGGGCACACGATCGTGCAGCTCGTCTCGCGCAACCGCAGCCAGATCCGGGCCGCGCTCGGCGTCTAAGGAGAAAGAAGCAATGGCTTGGCAGACTGGCACTTCCACCGACCATCAGGATCTGCTCGCGGACCTGCGAACGTTCCTGCTGGCCAACGGCTACACGAGTGACCGGTACGATCTCGCGGTGAACGACGCGGAAAATGACGAGATGATCGTGCACTCCACGTCGGAGGACTTCTACATCGGGATCCGCACGTTCTTCAACTCGTCGGCCAACGCCTACAACTGGGAGCTGGCGGGCTTCACTGGCTATGCGGCGGGCAACACCTGGGAGAACCAGCCGGGCATCAGCCCGGGGCGATACGATGGCCTGACCACCGCGCTCAAGTACGGGGCTTACGTCCCTGCGTCCAGTGGAACGATCACCTATTGGTTCAGCGCGACCGGCCGCCGGGTCTACGGGGTGCTGAAGATCGGAACGTCGTACCTCAGCTTCTACCTCGGCTTCCTGAATCCCTTCGCGGCGGCCAGCGAGTACCCGTACCCACTGTACATCGCCGGCTGCACGGCCCAGTTCGATCGGCTTCCGAACTCGGGGAACATTGGCCTGTCCGGTCTGGCCGATCCGATCACGATGCTGTCCAACAGCAACAACGGGCCGGCGTTCGTTCGTAGCCCCGCTGGGCTGTGGTTGCCGGTGCGAAACTCGTTCGAGACCACCGTCAACGGGCGCACGCTCATCAGCGGCCGGGGAGTCTGGCCCTGCAACAGTCCCATCATCAACACTACCACCGTCCCGGATGACGCGGACCGACTGTGGATCGAGTCGGTGGCCACGCGCGACTGGACCCAGGTCATTCCCAACAGCGGGAACCCGGGAACCGAAGTGGCCAAGCTGTACAAGAGTGATGACAGCGGCGGGGATCTGGTCAAGAGGTTCCCCCTGACGATTTGGGGGTTCAACGCCAACCCGGAGAGTCAAATCTACGGTGAGCTAGACGGCGTCTTCTGGGTTTCCGCGGCGCCCGGGCAGGTGGACGGGGCGGTCACGTCGGAGGACACGTTGACCGACGGGGCTTCGACGTTCCACGTGTTCGCGCAGGGCAATCGGTCGTCGGACTTCAACCTGCAGGCCATCGAGGAGGTATAGAAATGGCTTTCGAGAGCAGCACCTATACCAACCAGGAAGACCTGATGACCAAGCTCCACACGTTCGCCGTGGCCGGGGGCACGGACGGGACCTGGACGAACGGCGAGCTGGACACGGTGAACGACGAGATGGCCATCTCGAAGGGCACCGTCTTCGTGCAGTTCACGTGGGACAACACGAACCACATCTGGGTCTTCCAGTCCACGGGGTACGACGGCAGTGCTCCTGGATCCAATCCCGGGGACTCTGGCAACGGGGCCGACGGCAACACGAACACTCGTCGGGTGGAGCTGATTGGGAACGGTGGGGGGACCTACTGGTTCTTCTCCAACGCCACTGGCGCTGGGGAGAGCTACATTCACGTGGTGATCGAGTACACTCCCGGCTTCTTCCGGCACTTCGGCTTCGGGGACCTCGTGAAGGTCGGAGATTGGGCCGGAGGAGCATACGCGTACGGCCACACATGGGATCAAGCTGCGGGGGCTATCGATACTCCGAATGACTCCGGTCACTCGGTACTTCTCGATTCGTTGCCCAACGTTACAGCCGAGTGTGCCACGATCCGCATGGAGGGTTTCCAGGGGGAGCCGTCCGCCTCCTCCAAGTGGGGCGTGATCGGAGGAATCACTTCCGCCGGAAACGATTCGGACGGCGTGGGCCGAACCCCGTGCTTCGGGGGCAGCCGTGGGGGTCCGTACGTACGCTCCTTCGGCGGGTTCGTGGCTTCGGCGCTGACCGGGGCGGTTCCTGGGTGCCCGGTTTCGGTGATCTACCAGAACCTCGCGCCGGCTCCCGATCGCTGGTTCTTCATGGGCTACCAGCCCGACGTCCGCGTCGCGAACATCCGGGCGTTCGAGCCCAAGCAGGAGTACGCGTTCGGCAGCGAGACGTGGATCCCGTTCCCGATCGTCCGCAAGGCGTGGGCGTCGAATCCGGACATCGAGCAGTCGGGCAACGGCGGCATCTTCTACAAGAAGAACACGACCTAGCATGGTTGCGCACCCGAGCTGGAACAACACGGCGTACGAGCTGACCGACCAGATGTCGGACGACCAGTTCGAGCCGGGCTACACGGCTGGCGCCTTGGGGGGCACCGGGGCACCCGTGTCTCCGCGCATGGACTACCTTCTGGGCGACTTCCTCGCGGCCGAGGCGCTGGCTGGCCCGAGCACCCCAGTGATTCCGTCCATCTCCAGCGTGAATCACCCGAGCTGCGAGGGCGAGGGCATCGGGGGGCTGTGGTTCGGGCTGATCCACGTGACACCCAGGGAGATCGCCTTGGGCAACATCCTGGGCACCGTTCAGGTGACCATCGACATCTTCAACGCGGACTTCTCGTCGCACGACTATGGGGCGTGGACTAACAATGCCGGCGCGGGGATCAGCCTGAACAATCCGGCTCTTCCCACCACGATTCCGTCCATGAACGGGCTCGTGCTCACGCTGACGGTGACCCCCGACGGGCCACCGTCCGTGGACTCGACGCTGGTCTACGACTTCGATGCGTCCACCATCATCGTGGTCCAGCCGATCAGCCTCACCCGTCTGGTGCCCATCGTGTTCGCCCCGGAGCGCAAGATCCGAGAGGAGCTGGCGTGGCTGACCGACGTCCAGCGCGCCGTGGATGGGACGGAGAAGCGGGTGGCGCTGCGCAAGAACCCCCGGCAGCTCTACGACCTGGGGTTCCTGCGGGAGAACAACGTCGAGCGCCAACGCCTGGAGAACCTCCTGTTCGACTGGCAGGCGCGGCTGTTCGGCCTTCCGGTCTGGACGGACGCCATGTACCTGTCTGCGGCCGTCGGCATCGGGGACTCAACGATCAACGTGGACGACACAAGCTACTCGGATCTCAGGGACTCGGGATTGGCCATCATCTGGACGGACGAGACGGACTACGAGATCCTGAACGTGGACGTGGTCGGCGCCAGCAGCTTCACGCTCACCTCGACCGCGACCAAGGCGTTCCCGGTGGGCACCCTCGTGTTCCCGATGCGGGTGGCCTTCGTGGAGTCCCAGCCGCGGATCCGGCGTTACCCCGTCGGGGCGACCAACTACCGCATTCGGTTCATCGTGACGGACAACGACGCGAACCTCGCGGACGTCTCGGCCTTCAACGCCTTCAACGGCAAGGTGCTGCTGGACGACCCCAACTTCGTCCGCGAGACGGTACCCGAATTCTTCGACCGGCAGGTGCACGTGTTCGATGGAGAGACCGGCATCCTTTCCCAGATCAGCCAATGGGACGTCTCTCGCCGGGGCTCCGCCAAGAGGTTCCGACCCCAGAGTCGGCAGGCCATGTGGCAGATCCGGCAATTGCTGCACGCGCTTCGGGGGCGACAGGTGTCGTTCTACCTGCCTACCTTCGCGGAGGAGTTTACCCTGGACTCGGCCCTCGTAGTGGCGGGGACGACGGCGGACGTTCAGAATGCGGGGTACAGTGACTTCTCGCAGTCTCGGCAGCCCAGGAACATCTTGCGCGTGGTGGAGAAGGACGGCACCAAGACCATCAGGACCATTCTGTCGTCGGCCGAGCTGTCGGACACCATCGAGCACCTAACGGTGGACTCGGGCTGGCCGGCCAACATCGCCGTGGCGGATGTCGACTTCATCGACCTGATCGAGAAGGTGCGGTTGGACACGGACACGGTGGTCATCATCCACGATGATTTCGCCGGACGCGGTACGCTCACGTTTCCAGTGAAGGCGGTGCTCGAATGAGTTACGACGCGGAAGAGACCAGCGTAGAATCGGGGCAGCCCGTTGAGCTGTACGAGATCCGCCTTGGGGTGGACGTGTTCAGGTACGCCAGCGGGGAGGACGACATCGTCGTGTCCGCCAACACTTGGACGGCGATTCCTCTGAAGCGGTCCTCGATCCCGATCAGCCCCGAGGCGCGCACCCAGCCGATCGAAGTGACGATGCCGGCCAGCAACACGTTCGCGCAGAAGTACGTGGCGAGCATCCCGGTCAGTCAGGCTACCCTCCAGATTTTCCGCGTGCACCGCGGGGACCTGACCGACACGGTGCTCCTATTCAAGGGCGTGGTGAAGACCGTGAAGTTCGAGGACTCTGGTCAGCAGGCCACCCTCCTCGTGGTGCCCGTGGAAGGGGCCCTGGCCAAGGCGATGCCCCGGATCGACTTCGGGGCCCAGTGCAGCCACATGCTCTACGACGCGCGCTGCAAGGTGGCTCCCGGGGCGTTTCGATACCAGGGAACGGTGGCCACCGTGTCCGGCAGCACGATCACCGTGACGGGCCTCGACGGCTCGAAGGGCGTCGGCTGGGCCACAGCCGGTGAGGTGGTTCGGGCCAACGGCGATCGGCGCCTGATCATCCGCCACACCGCCACGGACACCCTCCAACTCCTGTTTCCGTTCGAGGACACCCCTCTGGGGGAAACGGTCGACGTCTTTGCCGGCTGCGACCACAGCCTCGCGACGTGCCAGTCGAAGTTCGCCAACGAGTTGAACTTCGGCGGGACCCCCTTCGTGCCCAACAAGAACCCGTTCATCACGGGTCTGGACTAGGAGCCCGACATGCCCTGGTGGTTTACCGCGCTCATCTTTGTCGGATCCTTCATCGCTTCGGAGCTGCTGCGTCCTAAGCCGCAGATCGAGAACGCGCGCCCGAAGGACCTGGGCGAGTTCGACTTTCCCACCGCGACCGAGGGACGCAAGATCCCCCTGGTCTGGGGGACCGTGCAGCTGAAGGGTCCCAACGTCATCTGGTACGGCGACCTGGAGGCGCGGGCGATCAAGGAGAAGATCAAGACCGGGATCTTCTCCAGCGAGACCATCATCAAGGGGTACAACTACCTCGTGGGCATGCAGATGGCCCTGTGCCGGGGTCCCGTCGACGCCATCACTCGCATCTGGATCGGGGACAAGCTCCTGACCGCGAACCGATTCGACGCGGAGGGAGAAGCGCTGGCCCTGGACTTCCCGGACTTCTTCGGCGGCGACGACGTTGGGGGCAACGGCGGGATCGTCGGCACCGTGCGCGCCTACCTGGGCACCGAAACGCAGGCCGCCAACTCCTATCTGTCCGCGTTCCAGTCGCCGCAGCCGGCCTACCGCGGCACGGCGTACGTCGTCTACGAGAAGGGAACCATCGGCAACTCCACTTCCATCAAGCCGTGGAAGTTCGAGGTGGAACGCATCGCCAACCCCCTTGGGCTGACCGGGGGAGACGAGAACATCGCGGGGGGCATGAACCCGGCGAACGTGCTCTACGAGATTCTGACCAACGACGAGTGGGGCCTGAACCTTCCCGGCACGGACATCGACACGGCCAACTTCGTCTCTATCGCCGACACGTTGGCGACGGAGGGCAACGGCTTCAGCTTCGTGCTGGACTCCCAGCGCGACATCGTCGACATCATCCGCGAGGTCGAGAGGCAGATCGACGGGTTCCTCTTCTTCAACCGGTCGACGGCCCTGTGGCAGATCAACCTCGCGCGTGGGGGCTACACGATCGGGTCCTTGCCCCTGGCGGACAACTCGAACGTGCTGGAAATCCGGGACTGGTCGCGCGGGTCCTGGGACGACACCATCAATCAGGTCAACATCGAGTTCAGCTACTTCGACGCGTCCCTGTCGGACTGGAAGACGACGAGCGCTCGCGCCCAGGACATCGCCAACTTCGGGATCCAGGGGGGCCTCTACACGCCGGCCGACGAGAACTTCCCCGGTGTGAAGACGGCGGCGCTCGCGAACCAGATCGCGTGGCGCGAGCTGCGCGGGCGCAGCAGGCCCTTGGCTCACGGGACCCTGGTCGTGAACAGGGACTTCTACGACGTGAACCCGGGAGACGTGCTGCGCCTGACGTACGGCGACGACCTGAACTACACGGACTTGCCCATCCGGGTCAACAAGGTGGACCTCGGCGAACTGGTCTCGGGCAAGATCACGCTGCAGGTCAGCGAGGACGCGTTCAGCTTCGAGGCGGGGTCCTACGGCAACCCGGGCAACTCTGGGTGGGTGCCGCCGGCCGATACCCTGGTGGCGATTCCCACGGACGAGGACATCGTCATGGAGGCCCCGAGGGCCATCGCTCTGCGGGACCCAAGCAACCCCGGGGTGTTCGACCGGATCTACGTGGGCGCGGTGCACCAGGGCGACGGGGCCACGTCCTTCAGGGCGTGGACGCGTCACGCTGCGGGCACGCCTTCGGGGGCCTACACGGAAGACGTGGAGGTGTTCGACTTCATCAAGCTGGGAACGCTGAACGTCACGCTCCCGCAGAACACGGCGAACCCGACGACGCTGGCCACGGAGGACATTCGCGTGGACCCGGTCACGAACATCGACGAGATCCTGGCCGAGGTCCTGGCCTCTGCCTCGGTCGGGGACCTGGGTCAGGACCTCGCGAACCTGTTCCTCATCGAGGACGAGTTCCTGCTGGTGACCAACGTCGTCGATCAGACCACGTACATCGACCTGCAGGTCGCGTATCGTGGAGCCCTCGACTCTGTGGCCAGGGAGCACGCGTCCGGCGCGAACGTGTTCCTGGTCATCGGGAACATCGGGCGCCTCATCTACCCTCGGGGGAACAACGTCGACGTCAAGCTGCGCACGCGCTCCACCCTGGACGAGCTGTCTGAGGGGGGCGCGAACACCATCCAGATCACGCTCGCCGACCGGGGGCGCGCCCCGTACCCGCCGCAGGACCTTAACATCGAGGCCGCGCGCTACCCGGCGGGGCCCATCAGTTTGGACAACACGACGGCCTCGGGCTCGGGGCTCGATCAGGTTGGGTTCGACGTCAGCTGGACTCGGCGCGACTTCGAGACGTACGACGAGGTCGACAACGTCAACGGGATCGTGGGATCCGGGTTCCCGGGCGGCAACAACACGCGCCACCGGGTGAGCGTGGTCGACGTGTCCGGGGCTCCCGCGGCGCTTTTCTCCACGCCGTTCGCGCAGAAAGCCTCGGACGTGGTGACGCGCACCGAGATCCTGGCCCATACGGATGGGGTCGTGCCGACCGACCTGCAGGTGCTGGTCAACACCCGCCACGACTACGACGCCACGATCACCGACGTGGACGCCCTCCAAGACGAGCAGTGGGAGTTCCCGGTCACCTCGGCGGCCCTGTCCGGGCTGGACAACACCGGGGCCCGGGCGCAGAACGTGGTCAGCGCCTCATTCACCGCGGACGTGACGGCCACGTACACCTTCGAGATCGGGACGGACCTCCTGACGTCCGGGGCCCTGGAGGTGGAGCTGAACGACGGGGGTTTCGTGACGGTCATCAGCTCCGGGGGAGGCACCTCCGGGACCATCTCCATCACGGCTGGGGACAAGGTCGAGTGGCGCCACACGCAGGCCGGGAGCGGCACCAGCTACACGCACCTCCGGATCCACCACGGAGGCACGAATGAGGCGTACGGGGTCTTGATCGTCTAGCCGGGGCCGTGCTAGGATGGGGAACGCAAAGGAGGTCCCCCGTGTCGATGGATCGGAGCGAGATCGAGGACATCGTGAAGCTGGCCGTGAAGGCCACGGTACCGGAGTGCGTCAGGTACACCCTGGAGCACTACGGATTCGACGTGCACAATCCGACCGAGGTGCAGCGGGACCTGCAGTTCACCAGAGCCTCCCGGCGCTTCTTCGGGAGCATCGCCACCAAGGTCCTTTCGGTGCTCGTCATCGCTCTGGTCTCCGTCGCCGCGGCCTGGGCAATCGGAGCAGGCAAACTTCCCATCGGAGGCTAAATGCAGTCCATGCGCGACCGGGTCGCGCAGCTTCTCGTCGAGTACGGCGGGAACGTGCGCAAGACTGCCCGTGAATTGGAGATCACTCCCAAGGCGGTACGCTACCATCGCGACCGCCTCCAAGCGGACGGGGAGCTGAACATCAAGCCCCTCGCCGGCGGACGGGTCGAGGACACTGCGGCCCGCAAAGAGCCGCTGCCGCTCAAGGGCGCGGTGCGCCGCCTCATTCTCACCTGCGCCCAGAACAACACGCTCATCCACGAAGGGGTCTGGCGAAGCCTGAAGACCCTGGCCCGGCACTATCGGGCCGACATCTGGGTCTCGACCTTCGCCTACAACAAGAACGCGTACGGGCAACTCGCGGTGAAGAGGGGAACGGCCGGTCACCAGGACGAGTTGTGGTACGCCCCCGAGATCCTGCCCTATGTGGTGGACGAGCGTGTTCAGCTGGCGCCCGGCCTCGTCTGGTGCGGCGAGATGAACATCCAGCCGACCGCGGCCAATCCCCTGTCCAGCCTCGACAACTACACGAGGAGGAAGAGCGGGATCTTCCCGCACGTGAAGGTCGCGCTGCAGTCCGTGCCGTCGTTGGCGAACGAGTCGGCGAAGATGAACTACACGACGGGCACCGTGACGCTGCGCAACTACATT